TTTCTTTCAAATCTTTAAATTATAAATAAATATAGATTATAACACAATCAAAAAATGTCCGTTGGTAGAAATTTACAAGAAATGGAAAACGTAGTAACCAAAGGGGCTGCACCTGCTGAACCAATGAACAGCATTGCCCAAAATGCTTCCGGAGTTATGATTCCCGGCCAAACTGGCGCTTGGGAAGATTTAGGCGGCCCTACCCCAGAAAATTATCGTCCAGATGATAATTCAGCAGCACTTAGAACACCTGGAGCAACTCTTGCTCAGGTTAAAAATGTAGTTAATGCAAAAGCTAGTGCTGCAGAAGGTCCGAAAACTTCCGCTACTCCTGTTTCTGCTCCAGGTCAAGGTGTAAGAGAAGAGATAGAAGATGATGAAGATCTAATTGACGAAGAAGATCTTGATGAAGATGAAGAAGTAGTTTCTGAAGCTTCTGAAGAAGAGGAAGAAGAAGAGGAAGAAGAAGAGGAAGAAGAAGAGGAAGGTGGTAGAAAAAAAGGTAAAAAGAAAGTGGAAGAAGAGTTCGACATCGAAGAAGATGTCAATGCTCTCCTTGCCGGTGAAGATCTTTCTGAAGAGTTTCAAGAGAAAGCAAGAACTATTTTCGAAGCGGCTATTAAATCAAAAGTTTTTGAAATTAAAGAAGAACTTCAAGAAACTTATGAAAATGCTTTAATCGAAGAAGTTGAATTTATTAAGAAAGAACTTACCGAAAGAGTTGATGCATACCTTGAGTATGTTGCTGATGAGTGGATCCAAGAAAATGCACTCGCAGTTGAGCACGGTCTTAAGACTGAAATGACCGAATCATTCCTCCAAGGAATGAAGAGTCTTTTTGAAGATCATTATGTAACAATCCCTGAAGATAGATATGATGTAATCGAGAGTATGGTAGATAAACTTGATGAAATGGAAGGAAAACTCAACGAGCAAATCGAAAGAAATGTTGCTCTGAATAGAAGATTAGCAGAGTCGGTTGCTGATGTAATTTTTGCAGATGTCGCTGAGGGTCTTGCACTTTCTCAGAAAGACAAACTCGCTTCTCTTGCCGAAAATGTTGAGTTTGATAGTGAGGAAAACTATCGTGAGAAACTGGTAACTCTGAGAGAATCTTATTTCTCAACAAATGCTGGTACTCAAAGAGATGTAACTGAGAACTTATCTGAAGAAGTTTCCTACGGAGAAACTGAAGTATCTTCAGTATCCCCAATTATGGAAGCATATCTTCAGACTCTCAGCAGAGTCGCTAAAAAGTGATTTTTAAATTATAAAGTCAAACAAAACTTTTTTAAAGAGGTAAACTACAATGCAGATGTACAACGCAGAATATCTGCAGGAGAAGTGGGCACCAATCCTTGATTATCAAGGAATGGATACGATCAAAGATTCACATCGTAGAGCTGTAACCGCTATCCTGCTCGAAAACCAAGAAAGAGAACTTCGTGAAGAGCGTTCATTCCTTTATGAAGCTTCCCCAACCAACTCTGCCGGTACTGGTGGTTTTGGTGGTAGTGCTTCAAATGTCACTGGCAGTCCAGTAGCAGGTTTCGATCCTGTTCTGATTAGTCTTATTCGCCGTTCAATGCCTAATTTGATCGCTTACGATCTTTGTGGCGTTCAACCAATGAATGGTCCTACCGGACTTATCTTCGCAATGCGTTCACGTTACCAGAACCAGTCTGGAACTGAAGCATTCTACAACGAAGCAGATTCAGCATTCTCTGGTCAGAACAACAGTCGTAATCGTACCGCAGGATTTATTGATGGTACTGTTGGTTTAGGTACTACCAGTCAATCAGCAGGTTCTAATCCTTCAATCCTTGATGCAACCAATGCTAACCAGCAAGCATATAATGTTGGCGAAGGTATGACAACTGGTGATTCCGAAGCTCTTGGCGACGGAAATACCAATTACTTTAACGAAATGGCTTTCTCAATCGAGAAGCTTACCGTTACTGCTAAGTCACGCGCTCTGAAAGCTGAGTACTCACTCGAACTCGCACAAGACCTGAAGGCAATTCACGGACTAAATGCAGAAGCTGAGCTTGCTAACATTCTCAGCACTGAGATTCTCGCTGAAATTAACAGAGAAATCATCCGTACCATTTACAAGGTTGCAGTTCCTGGTGCTCAGGTTAACACAGCTACCGCTGGTACTTTTGACCTTGATGTTGACTCTAACGGTCGTTGGTCGGTTGAAAAGTTCAAGGGTCTTATCTTCCAAATCGAGCGCGATGCAAACGCAATTGCACAGCAAACTCGTAGAGGGAAAGGTAACATGATCCTCTGCTCTGCTGATGTTGCTTCAGCACTCACCATGGCAGGTGTTCTTGATTACACCCCTGCACTCAATGCAAACCTTCAGGTTGATGACACTGGTAATACTTTTGCTGGTGTTCTCCAAGGTAAGTATAGAGTCTATATCGACCCATATGCAGCAAACGTTGCTGCTAACCAGTTCTATGTTGTTGGTTATAAGGGTGCAAGTCCTTATGATGCTGGTCTCTTCTATTGCCCATATGTACCTCTCCAGATGGTACGTGCCGTAGGTGAGCAAACCTTCCAACCAAAAATCGGATTCAAGACTCGTTATGGAGTTGTTGCGAATCCATTTGCTAAGGGTGCCACTGCTCCCGTTAATGGACAACCAGATAANATNGCAACCAACTCTAATGTTTACTACAGAAGAGTTAAGGTCAGCAACCTCATGTGAGTNAATTCACAATNTNTTCAAGAGGGTCGAAAGACCCTCTTTTTTTATCTAAATAAAAATAAAAATGAAAACTTTCCAACAATTTCGTGAAGATCTTTCTAAAAATATAATTAAATTAGATAAAAAAGCACAAGAAAATTTAAATAAATCTAAAAAAGGACAATTTGGTCCAGGATCAAAACCAGTTCCACATACTTCCTTTAAATTAGTTCCTTCAAATATTCCGATGAATTGAAATAATGAGTAATCCATTATCTGCTAACCAAATTTCAAACAGAAATTTTTTATCTCCAGTANGTTTTAAATTTACCCTAGCAAAAAATCCTAAAGTGGCATTTTTTTGTAATGGTGCAAAAATTCCAGAAATTAGTTTAGGAACTGAACTGCAATCAACATATTTAAAAAATATTGATGTTCCAGGTGATATTATAACTTATGGGGATTTTTCATTAAGATTTTTAGTTGATGAAGATCTTATTAATTATATGGAAATTCACAAATGGATCACTGGTATTGGATTTCCAGAAACTGCAGATCAATATGCAGATCTAATAACAAACGAAGATAATATACAAGATCCAAAGAAAGCATTTAGTGATGGAAGTCTTTACATATTGGATAGCAATTATAATACAAATGCAATTGTAAAATTTAAAGATTTATTTCCAGTTTCTTTATCTTCTTTAGATTTTGATGCAACTAAAACTGATGTTCAGTACTTTACAGCAGAAGTAATTTTCAAGTATACTATCTACAATATCCTAGATAAAAACAATAATCCCCTATGAATCTTGATGAAATCCAGGAGATGTGGCAGAGAGATTCTGTCATCGATCCTGATAATTTACACGATGAATCTTTAAAAATTCCTCAGTTACATTCAAAGTATTATACAATCTATAATACCATTACCCTTCTCCGCGAAAAGGCAAGAGAAACCTATAACAGAGTTAAGTTAGAACGCTACAATTACTACACAGGAAAGGCACCAGCAGAAGTTTATATAGAAGAACCTTTTCCATATAAAGTTCGGGACAAAGAGGCGTTACAGAGGCATATGGACGCCGATGAGAGATTGAATAAAATTGATCTCAAAATCAGATATTATGACATTATCTTAAAGTTCCTTGAGGAAATTATTAAAACAGTTTCTAATCGCACTTATCAAATTAAAAATGCTATTGAATGGCATCGATTCCAAGCAGGATTTAATTGATCAAATAAATATTCATAACTGATATTTTATGAATGTCTCATTTGGTCATATCAAAAAAGAATGAGGTTTACTTGCAGATAGAAGCAGAACCTCATGTATATTATGAATTGAGAGATGCATTTCAATTCGATGTTCCCAACGCTAAATTCTCACCAGCATATAAGAACAAATGGTGGGATGGAATCATTTATTTGTTTAATGTAAACACGAAAGAAATATACGTTGGTTTATTAGATAAACTTATAAGATTTTGTGAAAATCACAATTACACTTATGAGTTTCGAAACAATAAGTATTATGGTCTTCCATTTGAAGTCAATGAAATGATTTCACATGAAGGTGTAAANGACTATATGACTTCTATTTGCAAGTATGCTCCCCGCGATTACCAAGTTGAGGGAGTATACGACGCTTTAAGACATAATCGCAAGTTACTGATATCTCCAACTGCTTCTGGAAAGTCGTTGATGATATATTCGATTGTCCGATATTACGTTGAGAAAGGACAAAATACTCTGATAGTCGTTCCGACGACATCCCTTGTAGAACAGATGTATAAAGATTTTGCAGATTATGGATGGGATGTGGGTTCATTTTGCCACAAGATCTATGCTGGAAAAGAAAGAGAAACAGACTCTCAGGTAATCATCACAACCTGGCAATCTATCTACAAACTTCCCCGACAATATTTCTCAAGATTTAATGTGGTAGTTGGAGATGAAGCACACCAGTTCAAATCTAAGTCATTAGTATCTATAATGACAAAACTTTCTGATGCAAAGTATCGGTTTGGATTTACTGGAACTCTTGATGGTTCAGAAACTCATAAGTGGGTTTTAGAAGGTTTATTTGGGCCTTCTTACAAGATTATTCGTACAGATGAGTTAATGCAGAAGGGTCATGTTGCAACATTNGATATTAATATTCTTTTACTCAAACATAATCCTCATCGATTTGATAACTTTGAAGAAGAAGTTCAATATATTATCAATCATGAAAGAAGGAATAAATTTATTAAAAATCTTGCAATTGATCTTAAAGGAAATACCCTTATACTTTTTTCAAGAGTTGAAGGTCATGGTCAACCATTATACGAACTCATAAATAAGAGTATCTCTGAAAATCGTCAAATATTTTTTGTTCATGGAGGGGTTGCTACTGAAGATCGTGAACAGGTGAGAGAAATTACTGAAAAAGAAAATAATGCAATTATTGTTGCTTCATATGGAACTTTTTCCACAGGAATTAATATCAAAAACTTACATAATGTAATCTTTGCATCACCATCAAAATCAAGAATTAGAAACCTTCAATCAATTGGAAGAGTTTTAAGAAAAGGAAATCAAAAGACAAAAGCAACTTTATATGATATTGCTGATGATATTAGTTATAAGTCAAGAAAAAACTATACGCTCAATCATCTAATGGAACGTATCAAAATTTATAACGAAGAAAACTTTAATTATGAAATTGTAAATATTCCTCTAAAAGATCAATGAGTGAAGAATTTTATTGCNTTTTAAAATTAGTNTCTGGTGAAGAAATATTTTCACTAGTGGNTATAGATGAAAATGATGGAGATACTTTAATTGTTCTTCAAAATCCAGTTACAATTAAAATAACAAAAGAATATAAAAATACATATGTAAAAGTTAAACCATGGATTGATTTATCATCTGATGATTTCTTTATCATAAGACTTGATAAAGTTATTACAATGACTGAAAGTAAAGATATTAAAATAATTGAACTTTATAATAATTATCTGAACGATAGAGAAACAATTGACTCTTATAATTCTTCAGGTATCGTAAAACCTTCATCTAAAATGGGATATATATCATCAGTTGAACATGCCAGGGAAAGGCTTGAAAAGATCTTTAAAGGTATTAAAGAAAGCTAAGTTCTCATCTTCAACGGAGACAAACCTAGTCTACTGGTATTTGAGCATCTTGTCAAGCCCTTTGATGATGTGCTATAATAAACAAAAGTTATCGTAAATGAGTCCGATGTATGTCCAAGAAAAAACCAGAACATTATGTAAATAATAAAGAATTATTAGAAGCACTTATTGTATATCGTACAAAGGTTGCAGCTGCTAAAGAGGCAGGTCTTCCTAAACCACGTATTACAAACTATTTGGGAGAGTGTTTTCTAAAGATTGCGACTCATTTATCATATAAACCAAACTTTGTGAATTATATGTTCCGTGAGGATATGATTTCTGACGGNATTGAAAATTGTGTTCAATATATTCATAATTTCAATCCAGAAAGGTCACAGAATCCTTTTGCATATTTTACTCAGATTATTCATTATGCATTTTTGAGAAGAATTCAAAAGGAAAAGAAACAGTTAGAAATTAAAACTAAGATTATTGAGCGTACTGGGTTTGATGAGGTTATGACGATTGATGACGGATTGCTTTCTGGCAACAATTCGGAATATAATTCAATGAAGGATAATATTCAATACCGCAGTAACCGATGAAGCACCATAGTGTATAAATAAATAAAATACTATGGTGCTCTATGTCTAATCAATATCCAAAAATTTCTCAACAAAATAGAGCAAAGGCAAAAGAACAAGGAGAAAAAATTTATCTGTCTGGAACACCTTGTAAAAAATGTGGGACATGTGAAAAATATGTTTCTACTTATGGATGTGTTAAATGTGTTAGAGAAGAAGGTATTAAAAAACTTAATAATAAAGAGTTGATGAAACCTTATAGAACAAAGGAGAAAATTAAAAAAAGATTAGATATATGGAGAGAAAAAAATCCTGAAAAATATCAAGAGCAATATAAAAATGATATTGCTAAACAAAGATGTAGGGAATACTATCATAACAATAAAGATACTGTAAAGGATACTTATTTACAGACAAACTACGGAATTACTTTAGAAGATTATAATTTTTTGTTAGAAAAGCAAAATGAAAAATGTAAAATATGTAATAATGAATGTCCCACTGGAAAAAGTTTAGCAGTAGACCATAATCACGAAACTGGAAAAGTTAGGGGATTATTATGTAAAAATTGTAATATTGGTTTGGGGATGTTTTTTGATAATCTTGACTTTTTGGAATCTGCTGTGCTATACTTGAAGTCTAGTTAAAATCTGCTATGCGTATCGGTTTAATTACGGACAGCCATTTTGGTGCCCGCAAAGGTTCTAAACACTTGCACGATCATTTTGAACTCTTCTATAAGAATGTATTTTTCCCCGCCCTAAAAGAACACGGGGTAGAAGCAGTCATTCATATGGGTGATGCCTTTGATAGTCGTAAGTCAATTGATTATCAAAGCCTTGAATGGGCAAAGAGAGTTGTATTTGAACCTCTTCGGGGATATGATGTTCATATGATTATTGGCAATCATGATTGTTACTACAAGAATACCAATAGCGTTAATTCTCCAAGTTTGCTTCTTCAAACCTATCCGAATGTTAAGACTTATAGTTCTCCACAAACTATTAATGTTGGTGGTCTGAATATCCTAATGGTTCCTTGGATTTGTAGTGAAAACTATGATGAAACTTTGAATCAAATTAATAAGACTAATGCAAAGGTTGCGATGGGGCACCTTGAACTACAGGGTTTTCGCGTAAATCGCAATCTGATTATGGAGGAACATGGACTGGACTCGAATATTTTTGCAAAGTTCAAGAAGGTATTTTCTGGTCATTACCACACTCGTTCTGATAATGGATATATCTTCTATCTTGGTAATCCTTACGAAATGTATTGGACGGACGTAAATGATACTCGTGGATTTCATATCTTTGATACGGAAACCCTTATACATACTCCAGTTAACAATCCTTATAAATTATTTTACAACATTTATTACGAGGACACTCCATATCAATTATTTGATCCAACTGAGTATAAAAATAAAATTGTCAAGGTAATTGTTCGTAAAAAATCAAAACCAAAGGATTTTGAAAAATTTATTGATAAACTCTATACATCAGGTGTTCAAGAATTAAAAATTATTGAGAACTTTGAAGTACAAGAAAATGAAGATTTTGAAATTGGTGAAGATGAAAATACTCTTACTATTTTAAATCGTTATATTGATGAAGCAGAATTTAAGTTTGATAAGAACACCATCAAAGAAATTTTTCAAGATTTATATCAACAAGCTTGCGAAATAGAATAATGTTTCTTCTTACACTTAAGGACAGAAAAGACGACGGAGCATATGCAGTTCAAGATCAATATGGTCATAAGGTTTTATTTCTCTTTGAAGAAGAAGATGATGCAACTCGTTATGCTTTAATGCTAGAAGATCAAGAAGAAACTGAAATGGATGTGGTTGAAGTTGATGATGAACTTGCCATAAAGACTTGTAAGATGTATAATTACCTTTATGCCGTGATTACACCTGACGATATCGTAATTCCCCCTAAAAATGTTAGTATTTCACAAGATTAAATGGAAAAATTTTCTTTCCACTGGCAATACCTGGACAGAAGTTAATTTTGAAAAACATCATACAAATTTAATTATTGGAACAAATGGTGCAGGTAAATCTACTGTTCTAGATGCACTTACGTTTGTTCTTTTTAATAAACCATTTCGTAAGATCAATAAACCTCAATTAGTTAATACTGTAAATGAAAAAGATTGTGTTGT